GCAGATGCCATCGCATCGCTGGCGCATAAGCCCGTGACAGACGAGCATCCGCGAGAGCAGGTGACTTCGAAGAATTGGAAGAATCTAGCAGTCGGTCATCTCGGTGACGAGATACTTAGGTACGGCGAATTCGACAGAGTACCACTCATGCTGATGGACGCTGATATCGTTGACGAGGTTCGCAAGGGCAAGTCACAACTGTCTGTCGGCTACACCGCGATGCTGGCGTGGGCTGATGGCGTGACCGACAAGGGCGAAGCCTACGATGCGACGCAGACTGCTATCCGTGCCAACCATGTTGCGATCACCCATACCGCGCGTGGTGGACCGAAGTTGCGTATGGGTGATGATGACCCTCATAACAGGAGAACTAAGATGACCACCAGAACTATGATGATTGACGGCATCTCTGTCGAGATGGAAGAGCGAGACCTGCAAGTCGTTGAGCGAAGGATCTCAGGACTAGAGAAAGATCTCGGAACTGCGAGGGCCGACCTTGCTACATTGCAAGCAACCTCGCAGACTGAGCTCGCCACAGCCAGGACTGAGACTGCAAACGCTGCAGCCGTGACGCAGACCAAGGACGCTGAGATCACGACGTTGAAGCAGCAACTTGTCGATTCGAAATTGTCGCCGCTGCAACTCGACAAGATGGTGCATGACCGCGTGCAGGTCGTGCAGCGTGCCAAGTCAATCATCGGCGATGCGGTGCTGGTCGACGGGAAGATGGATAGTGATATCCGTCGTCAAGTCGTCAACGCGAAGCTCGGCGCCACGGCCAAGGACTGGACCGACGAGATGATCACGGCGTCGTTCAATACGCTGACGGCCACCGTCGACTCCGGCGCTCCCAACGACCTGCGACATGTTGTCAACGTGCTGCAGCACACCGCTGACTCAGGCGTCGATCAGCGCACCAAGGCCTATCAAGAATATGACGATCTTCTGGCGAACCGCTGGAAGACGGCTGGCGTTCGTCAGCACGCCTGACGACATCACGACTCGACTCGGAAAATCACTTTCTTTTAAACAGGAGCTACCAAGATGGCAGAAACTCAGACCACCCGGGAACAGTCCCGAGAGGATGTGGCGCAGCGAAACGAGGTCGCTCGTCGAGAAGGTAGAGACATCGTTCAGGTCAATCCGCTCGGGGTTCCTCAGGCAACATTCCCTGAGACCATGCGAGCGGGCCTTCCTGGAATGATCAACCGCATGGTTGATTACAACGCTGTCTCGCGAAACTGTGCTACCGCTGCTGGCATTCCCGCTGCTCGCGCAGTGTCCCAAGGTACGCGTGACGAGGATGCTGTTATCGGTGGCACCGCCAACGGTTTTCTCGGCATCACAATCTACGATCCGACGCTCGTCTATCCGACTACGACAGTAGTCGCCGATGGCGTCTATGCGCAGTACACCGAGATGGGCATCCTGACCAAGGGTGAAATCTTCGCGTGCTGCGTGGTGGCCTGTGCTGCCGGCGATCCGCTCAGCTTCGTTGCTGCCGATGGAACGCTGACCAATACTGGCGCGGTCGTCGTACCCGGTGGCCGGTGGAAGTACACTCGTGCAACTCCCGGCGACCTCAACGTCCTTCAGTTGGGCATCCAGCGTTAAGCGTCATCCCGACGTTTTCGCAATCCATCATTTAGAATCCGTCAGGAGGCGGTAAAATGAGAGACATCTACACTCGTGACGCGCAACAGAGCGCGTTCAACTTCGTCGTTAACCAGAACACGTTTATCGAACAACAGGTAGTCAGGATCCAGTATCCTGAAGTCCAGTATCCGGACCTCGTCCCGGTCGAGACTTCGACTGGCAACGAGTGGGTGAAGTCGATCACCTACTTCTCTGCAGACATGGTGGGTCGTGCTGACTGGTTCCACCATCAAGCACTGGATGTTCCGCTGGCCGATCTGGCTCGCGAGAAGTTCGAGCGTGGTATCGAGATGGCAGCCATCGGCTATCGGTGGACCATCGAAGAAGTTGCCACGGCCATGAACACTCCGGGGCTCAACCTCACCGCCGACAAGGCTACGGCATGCCGGCGAGCCTACGAAGAGTTCGTAGACAACATCGCACTTCGCGGCTCAGTCGCGAAGAACATGCAGGGGTTGATCAACTCGTCGTTGGTCACCGCAACGACTGCTCCTGCAGACGGCACCGGCTCGTCTACGTTGTTTGCCAACAAGACGAACGACCAGATCATCCGTGATGTTAATAGCGCACTGACCGGCATCGCGTCTGGATCGAATTGGATGTTCTATGCCGATACGATCCTGCTCCCTCCAGGTGTTCTTGTCGGCATGGCTGGTCGAATGTTCCAGGGCCAGCCGATCACGTTGCTGGATTGGATCAAGAACTACAACGTGCTGACGGTGCAGACCGGCAGGCCAATCACTCTCGCAGCCGTTCGTGGTCTTGAAACCGCAGGCCTCGGCGGCATCTCGCGCATGGTTGCCTATCGTCGTGATCCGTCGGTGCTCAAGATGTGGATCCCGATGCGGCACAGGTTCCTGGATGTTTGGCAGCGTGGTCCGATGATCTTCGACGTTCCCGGCATCTTCCGGGTCGGCGGTCTCGAGATCAGGATGCCTGCCGCAATGCGATACCTCGACGGGATCTAAACCCCGTCGGGTTCGTCTGTATCATTGTCAAACAAACAGGAGGGCCAGATGGCCAAGGTTAAGAATATCGGCAGGTCGGTACGAGGCTTCTACGATGAACAGGGAGAGCATGTCACTGTTCAGCCCGGCGAAGAGAAAGAGTTCAACATGACAGAGGCTGACTTCAACAAACTCAAGGAGCTTCTTGAGAATGAAGAAGAAGCTCCGTTCGAGTTGAGCGGCAGCCATGGCGGCGTGAAGAAACTTTCTGCCAAGGAGCAGAAGGAAGCCGACGCCAAGAAGGCAGAAGCAGAATCGAAAAAGGCGGCTGCTTCGAAAGAAAAGTAAGATGATCAACCCATCAATGCCTCCGACCATCGCAGAATTCCAGGCCGCCTTCCCGGAGTTCTCCGAGGTCCCTGATCCGACCGTCCAGCTCTACCTGGATATCGGCGTCATGTGGGTTGACACATTCTGGTTCCCAGCTGACGCCAAGGTCGGGTCGATGTATGCCGCTGCGCACTACCTCTCGCTTCACGATAGGGTGAGCGGCGGTGAGCTCAGCGGCAGCGACGATGGGAGTGGTGGCGGCGGAGGAATTACTGATCCCGAAATCGGCAAGATCTGGGCCAAGTCTGTTCGCTTTCGAGACAGGGCGGTCACTTACGAAAGGGTCGGAGCCCCTGAGGAAAAGAAAACCAGCAGTGGAGGTACGTCAGCTTCTTCCGCTGAGTTCTGGGAGTCGACTCCCTACGGTCAATTGTATCTGTCGTTCCTTAGACGAAACGTGGCTCATGTAGCGGTGGTGTGAAATGGAATACTCTCTTCCTCTTCAGCGACTGCGAATGACTCAGGTCGTCAACTCGATCGACGGCGGCAATGGGCCAGGACGCATCGAGCTTCGGGCTGCTGATCGAACGATCCTTGCCAGTTTGCTTCTGACAAGACCATCGTTCTATCTCGTTGGATCTGACCTTCAGCTGGCTGCACCCACGACGGCGTTCGTTACGATTACTGGGACTGCAACCATCGGTACGATTACTGATGGTGCAGGCAATCTTGTGATCGACGACTTGAGTGTCGGTGTCGACGTGACGCAGGATAACATCCACGACTTCGAGATTGTCCTTGACACGACATACCTTGAAGAAGGTAATCAGGTGAGTATCGTCTCAGCATTGATAGAGCACGGCTGATGGCGAAAACGAAGACCGTAGTCAACGACACGAAACCAATAGACGACGCGGTCGATGACGCATTCGGCGAGCCTGTAGTTTTGAAGCCAATGAAGACGATGAGCAGTGGCTACCGTGAGGCTCTTCCTGACGATAGTCGGCAGCCCATTATCACGAGAGGTATCTTCGATCAAGCCCGCGGGATCATTGAGAATACTGCAGGCTCTCAAAGCGGTTTCATGCACAAGCAAGCGACAGTCGGTGTCAGCTTGTCGATCCGTCAAGAGCCGGTGATCCAGTGCGATCTGAGAAAGGGTGACAGAGTATTCTTCCCAGAAAGGGATGAGACCTACGAGGTCAGTTACATTCATGACGATCCAGGTGGTCGTCCCGATGTCAATCTCTTGAAGGTCATCGAAGAATGAGTGTCATTAGAATGCTCACTAGACTCTGCGCGGTGGCGGCTCTTCGCGGCCGCACTTGGGCTGACGACAGAGTGTTCGACAGTGACAATACTCCGCTGTCTGAAGCGCTGACTTTGAACTCTGCAGCCAAGCCGTACATCGTTGTCTACACCGATGCAGACAATCGCATCGAGGTTGACGGCACAGATCTGTACGGTGTCAAGCGAGAACTAAGTCTCGTTCTAGAAATCGGCGTGGCCAGCAAAGTCGAGGGTGCCACCGGAGAGGCAATGCTGAAGACACCGCTGACTGATGAAGGAATGGAAATCGCTCTCGACATGGTCGAGGACCAAGCCGTCATTGCACTGTTCGGCAATCCGCAATCCGCTTGGTCAGAGCTCCTAAAGGAAATGGTGATTAGCGTCGAGCGGATGTCTGGTCAACGAGGCGCTTCTGCAGAACGAGACAGG